TGTGGGGTGCGAGCTGGGTGTTTACCAAGGTAGCAAAGTTGCTCCGAGTTGGCGTTGGATTCGTTGAACTTTCGGGCTAGCTTTCGGCACCTGCTTGGCGATGAAAGCCTTGCCGTAGATGCCAGCGTCTGGGGCTTCATCAGTGGCTTTCCAGCCGAGTTTGATGCCCCTGTATCCTTCGTCTTTCCATGAGTCCCGCATCGCCTCTAGCTCGTATTCAGCTTCGGCTTTGTCGTAGGATCCGTAAAGAGTTTCTGTTGCACCGTCGAGTTTGGCGGTGATTTCGAAGTATTTGAATATATCCATATTTTTGATTAGTTGATTGATTGGTCATCTGTGGAGAGGTCTTTCGACCTCAAATTTGCACGGGCTTTGAACCGTCTCAGAGTTGAGGCTACATTACCAATCTATGTCCCACTTGCTACGTCATCATGGCCTGTCGGCCACCTCTCCACTTACTGATCATTAGGTGCTTTCGCACGGAGAGGCCATCTGGTGCATCTCACCAGAGAAGGTAGTGTTTGGACTGAGAAAGAACGGGAACTGCGCCCTCAGTATATCACACTTTTTCAGATAAAAAAGCTTTTTTTTCATCAAAATGCATTTTTTTTCGATTAGTGCCTTTTTTTCTGGCTGATCAGCACGGTGGAGTAGGGGATAGCTGTGCGGTCACGACCGTGATGGCAGTAAATATTCACGGCCGTAAATATTCACGGCCGTAAACATCCCCCGAAGTCATCCCATTAAATGCATCAACTCATATGACCATCTTGGCGTTGGTATCGTCTGGCACCCGTGGGCTACATATCTACTACCTCACGGGGAATTCATGGTCATCCAGTCGGTGGAGTAGGGGATAGGTGCAGGTAAAAGTGCAGGTAATGGTGCAGGTAATGGTGCAGATGTTGAATCAATCTGGATGCATTACGCTTTCGCAGAAGAAAAGGATACCTCACGCGAGGCGCTCTATGCTAGGATACAAGCGGGTTACAGGGCGATAGCAGTGCAGGGTGCATATATATATGTCGATCCTCTGAGAATTAGACATAAGATATATTGTGCGGTGAAGACAATGATGCCCCTGCTCGCGCATGACAGGGGTGGAGGGGGTCAGCGCGCGCGCCAACGCTAGATACATGTATCTTCAATCGGGGCTTAAAAAAAAGTGCCTCTCAAGGCGCCCCTCCTGGCCCCTTCCTTAAGGTTCCTTCCTTAAGGCCCCCTTCCCTTTGGGTTCTCTTCTTAAGGCCCCCTCTACTTTTTACAAAAGTACTTACATAAAGGACGAGTGTTCCTTAAGGAAGAGGGCAATGAAAAGACCTGTCAAGTCCGTAGTCACATATTTTTTTACCTATGGCTCATTAACTTGACGGATCCCCGATATGGTATCATTGATTGGTAATGGCTACCAAGGAGGAGTTAATCAGTCAAATATCGGATTCGATCCAGGAGATCGTAAAGGAGAAGGAGGCCATCCAGGCTAGAAGCCTGAGTCGGCATAACCCCGAAAAGGTGGCCGAGATACTTTACCTTTACAGCACGGGCAGTTCACAGACCAGGATCGTAAAGAAATACGGAATGGATCGGGGTACGGTTATTTCTGTCCTTACCGATTACGCGGACCACCTAGGTAAGTTCAGGGATCTATCGGGAAAGATTGCAGCCCAGAACTATCTGAACCTCTCCAGCTTAGAGGAGGATCTCATTGAGAAGGTAAGGGATAGGATGGAGAATGACCCAGAGATGGAAGTAAGTTTCAAGGATCTCAAGGAACTATCCATAGCCAAGGCTAATGCTTCTAGAGAAGCGCTTACTGCACGGGGCGAGGCTACTCAGATAACCGAGGACAGGAAGGTCTTTACCCAGGATGACTACGAGGCCACGATCAAGGCAGCCAGGGAAAGAATCCAGAAGGCTAAGGTAATCAATGCGGAGGTAAAGGATGCCTAGGTCAGTCATAGATGATAGCTATGACCCCATCTACGACCAGATTCGGGGAATCCTGGGAGAGCATTTTGAGAACTACTGCTTCATAGTAATGAACTCCGAGGGAGAACTATTCTATGACTACAACCATCTCCCAGCTGGTAAGATGCTTATAAACGAAATGCAATACGAGGTACGGGAAGACAACCTGGAGATTGAATGGGACTTCGGCGTTGACCCCGATGACCTGGAAGAAGAGGAATGACTATTGAGTTCACAAAGCACCCAATCCTGGAGTCCCCTACTGACGAAGAGATTGTTATATTAGGTGAAGCGGACCCCAAGTTACTAGCTTCTTTGCACGAAGCTCACGAGGGTAGAATCCTGGCGGCGGAGACGGACCCCTTGCGTCATGGCTTCGACCTACCAGGGTGGGACCGTATGCGTGACGCTATGCGGGACTACGACGAGGTCATAACCTTCGGGGGTAATAGAAGTGGTAAAACCACTGGCTGTGCTAAGATGCTGATGGAGGCCGTTACTAGCAACCAGGACGGACACGTTGTGTGCTTCAGTCAGAATGCGGACACCTCGGTAAAGGTGCAGCAGGCTGCGGTCTGGGAGATGATGCCCAAGGAGTTCAGGAAGAAGACCAAGAGTATTGAGGGTTATATTAACTTCAGTATGCAGAATGGCTTCACTGGCTCTAGTTTCATCTTCCCCGATACCAGGACTAGAGTGGACTTCAAGACCTATACGCAGTTCAGCAATAACCAGACTATCCTTGAGGGTTTCGAGTTCGGGTTCAGAAAGGCTGATAGCCTGAACATCGGTGCATGGCTGGACGAATACCTAGGGGATGCTGCCCTGGTCAATACCCTTAGATTCCGTCTAGCTACCAGGAACTCCAAGATGATTCTAGGGTTTACCCCTATTGATGGCTACACGCCCTTCGTAGCTGAGTACTTAAAAGGCGCGGAGACGCTTGAGACTAGGAACGCTGAACTGCTGGATAAAGCGGTCCCAGTAAAGCAATACAGCCCCGAACGAGATGCTGGTATTGTTTATCTGCATTCGGACGAGAACCCCTTTGGCGGTTATGATCGTATAGCCAAGGACCTCAAGAACTCCAGCCAGGACACAATAATGGTCCGCGCCTACGGTCTACCCACTAAGTCAATGACTTCATTGATACCTAACTTCAGCCCTGAGGTGAATGTTCTATCCGATGAACCCAATAAATACGGAATGACCTTCCCTCCCGTGGATTCACTGACCTGGTATCAGGTAGTGGACCCAGCCTTTGCCAGGAACTACGTCAGCATATGGGCGGGTGTTTCGGAGGCAGAGAATATATATATTAGAAAAGAATGGCCCGACAGGGACACTTATGGAGAATGGGCGCTATTCGGGGACCCGAAGTGGAGATACGGCCCAGCGTCCAAGAAGGTGGGCTACGATGTTGAGAAATATGTAGAACTATTTCACGAGATAGAGGACGACATGGGTATAAAGGTAATGGAGAGGATAGGGGACTCCAGATTCTTTGCTAAGGAAAATGAGAACAACGTGGACCTATTTACAAGTTTCTATGACCACGGGATGAGCTTTATACCATCCGATGGACAGACTGAGGCCGTAGGTGCCACGGCCCTGGACGAATGGTTCTTTTATAACCATGACTACGAAATTGACGAAGCGAACCAACCCAGGTGTTATGTGCATAAGGATTGCGGAAATTTAATAGAATCAATTATTAGCTATAACTCATCAGGTAAATCAGACGAAGCACTAAAGGACTTCTTTGACGCATTAAGATATTTAAGAATGTCCAATGCTGGAATGGGTCCTGACTACTTCTCGGACTACAGTATGGAAACAACCATGAAACATAAAGGAGGGTACTAATGCCTAAGGTAAAATTAACTGCACTATCGAATGAATACGAAGTAACCTTTGAGGAGGCTATAGGTATCGTCCTAGAAAAGATCCCTGAGGAATACATTACTGGCAGGGGTAAGAACACCTGGATCTCCGAAGAAGGCCAAGCCATAATAAAGGAGGGGTTATTTATAGACGAAATAATCCCTAAGAACTATATAGGCAAAGTAATTGCAGAATGCCCGAACCCTAGATATAATTTTGTATACAACAAGGATATAGGAAAAAAGGTCCCAGTAATGATTCCCCGAAGGCTACAAGGTCGGTTCATTGGCAAGATGATTAATTTTGAGGCCATTGAGGATATAAAGGGTACAAGCTATCGGTATGTCAAAAAAAAGCAAAGTT